GCTTTGAACTTGTTGTTCTCTAATTTGTAATTCTTTTTCTCGTTGCTGTACAACAGGGTCTTCAAGTTTTTCTTGAACTTCTTTTTGTCGTTTCTCAGCTTGACTATCTGCTAGTACTCTTTCAGCAGCTTCAGACACAAGTTGTGATAATTGTAATTCAACATCTTCCGGTAATGGTTCATTAGGAGGTGGAAGAGGTACACCCATTTGTTTTTCAATTTCTTTTCTATATTGAAATGCTATATGTTCTGTTACATGCTCTGAAAATGCAGCCATAATAGATGAAGCATTTGGACTTTGACCAACTAGTTCTCTAATTTTAGGGTCTTGCATAGCAGCCATATGTACTTTGATATGAGCTTCATGGTCTTGATACATAAATGCTTTAGTAGGTTTGCCATTCATCATATTCATATTTTCTGAAACAGGGTCTGTTGGTTCTATTTCAGTTTCTAATGGAACTATTTTATCAGCATCTCTAATACCTAGTACATCAAGCATCTGTCTGTGTAGCTCTTGCATGTTATACATTTGAGGTGCTTGTTGTGATAACTGAAGTGCTGCTTGATACTGCATTATTCTTTGAGCTTTTGTAGCAGCATTAGGGTCAGACACAGGAACTATATCTACTTTACTATCAAAGTCTTCTGATACAAGTTCTTTACCTTTAATATCATAAGGATATTCTGTTGGTCCATGATCGAATATTATTCTTGATAATATTTTTAATTCTTGTTTTAAAGAGTTATGTATTCTAGCTTGTACTGAACCCATAACTTTTAAAGACCTTTCTAAAAGTGCCAATGTGGTGCCAACAGGAGCCTGACTATTCATATCAGACACTTTCATATCTGCTAATGAAGCAAACCTTCTTCCCTCATCTACTAAGTTTTGTAAAAGAGAATACAAAGTAGACGAAGGTTCCTTGTAAGGAAGGAAGGCTATGTTATCTTTGATGGCACCACCGGGCACATCTACATCTCTAAACTCACCCGGCATGATAGGGGTATCATCGCCTTTGATTCTTAATCCTCTGGATTTTAAACCACCCGGTAAGTTACTGAGAGTTCCTGCATCAACCAACTGTCTTAATAAACTTGTAGCTGATTTAGCTATTCCGCCTATAAGATGTATTAAACCAAAACCATAAAATCCCATTCCGGGTAGGTATTGATAATGAACGAAGTGATCTCTTCGTTTTTTCTGTAGGTCTTCTTCTAAAAAATTTCTACGAATAGAAAGAATAGTACCTGATTGATAATCTAGTGTGACAACATAAGGTAATGCTATACCTGTTGCTTCTTCGTCTTTCATGTCTTCAAAACCTTCTAAGTCAAGGTCAACATGCATTTCTAAAACAGTATGTCTTTGGTCATAGTCATATGATGAGCTATCACCTGTTAATTCGTCATATTTACTTTGTATATTTGAATGATTAGCTGATGGTGTTTGTAATTCAATATCTCTATAAAAACCAACTACCTGTAGCTTTCTAATATCATTAGTGCTTTTCTTCATTACATGAGTTGCTCTGTCGCAAGTAGTAAGGTCAGATGCACCATAACTTACAACAAAATCTTCTGCCGGTACAAACATACTAGCTGGTCTATTTAATGTTGGGTCATAATATACTTTACGAAAAGCAGAACCTGCCAATGGCAAATTAAATAACATCTTTTCGGTTTCAGTTCTGTATTCACTCATTTTTTCAGTTAATAGATAATTAAGATAATCTTTAACTCTTTCTGATTGTTCTTGTTTTTCTGTAGTTAGTTCACCAATTATTTTGGTATCTACTGGTCCTTTAGCTGGAAATAGTTCTGTAATAGCTTCTGCTTGAAATCTTACAACTGATTCAGTTAGTAAGGGATGGAATACGCCACAAGCACCATTCCAAGGAACTGTTCGTTCTTCTTGTTTTAAACCTAACTGGTCTAATCCTTTTGTATAAGTTTGTTCCCAGTCACTACGAGATTCTCTGTCTGAATTATAATAACCTACTAGTTCATTTGACAATGACTCAAGTTCGTTTTTATCCATAAAATCTGCGATATTATCGTCAAAGTTTTCTGTTTCGTTTTCAGAGCCTTCGTCAAAATCTATAATCATTCCGCCTTCTTCAGACATAACAGATACTTCATCAGGATTAGTAATTAATATTTCTAATGGTGAATCTTCAACAAATTTTTCCGGTGTCTGTAATGGTTTCTCTGCCATTTAATCTCCTAGTAATAGTTAGCGTCTCGTGGTGGTAAGTCTTCATCTTCTTCGTCTGAGTGTAAAGGTATAAATCCACCTTGTCTAAATCTTAATAATGCTTGTGTAGAAGAATCTACTAAATCGTCATGTTCACCTGAAGGGAATGAAGCAAATTCTTCAATTACTTCTTCTGAAAATCTTCTATCAGGTGCCCAAACAATTCCAGATGCAAATAAATCTGCAACAGCATTAACCCTAGCTATCTTATCATTACCTCTGCTTGGTGTATATTCTGATACTGGTATGCCCATTTGCCTTAATTCAAATATCAAAGGCAGACCTGCTGCTTTAGCTTCAACAACAAATGCTTCAGGTTGCCAATCGTTATACATTTCAAAAGCTTTCTTTTTTAAATCAGGAAACTCTAGTCTTTCTTTGTAAGCATCCAATAATATAACTTGTGGTTGTGTAACTCCATCATCGTCTGGTTTATAGAAAACACCCCATGTGGTACACGCAGAGTAGTCAGAACGCTGTGTTTTTAAAAATGCTGTGTCCCATGACTGTATTACAAATTCACACTCAGGAGGCTTCTCATCTTCCCAAACTTTCCACCACTCTCTCTTGATTATGGCAGCACCTTCCGATGTAGGGTCTTGCTGGTATTGTGCAGACCATTTGGCTACAGGTAACTCAGCTCGTAATTTTTCTAATTCTTTAATGTCCCAAAACTCTTGCCATAGACTTTTACCTGATGGCAATATAGCTGGGAACTCTATAACTTTCCAATCATCAGAACCTTCTCTTTGAGTAGAAGCTTTTAAAATTTGTCCGGTCAAGTCTCGTTTGTGCCATCTTGTCATAACAATGATGATTGCACCTCCGGGTTGGAGACGCTGACGAGGACCAGAAGTATAATATTCATAAACCTTATCAAATACAGAAGGGTCTCCACTTTGTCCTTCTTGTTCTGAATGAGGGTCATCTATAATAAGCAAATCAGCACCTTTACCAGTAACTGCTCCACCTATACCAATCGCAAAGTAATCACCACCCTTGTTCGTATTCCAACGACCAGCAGCTTTTGAATCCGATTGTAATCCAACATTAGGAAATACTCTTTTGTAATCTGCAGAACCAACAAGGTTTCTAACTTTCCTACCAAAACCAACTGCCAACTCTGCAGTATGAGCAACTTGGATTATTTTTTTTTCAGGAAAGCAACCTAAAAACCATGCAGGTAATAAATAAGATGCAAACTCAGACTTAGTATGTCTAGGTGGCATGTTTATTATTAATCTTTTTAATTTACCATTCTTAACATCGTCAAAGGCATCAGCCATAATCTTATGATGGTAACCTTCAATGAAAGCACTCCACATTTCTTTTGCAAAAAATAAAAAATGTTCTGCTGATTGTTCTTGATTCTTTGTATTTTTATAATCGTCAAGTAAATCCAATAAAGCTTTTTGTTGTTCTTCGGGCAAACTTGTTAATTTGTCTAGATCAATCAAAGTGTGGCACTCCTAAAAAAACAAAGTATGGAGTAGTAACTTTGTTGGAGTATGTAAAAATATAATTAGAAGCACCACAAAACTCTTCTAGTTTAATACTAGTATCTAGTATAAAACTATATATAAAACTTAGTTTAATACTAGCTAGTGTTCTACTAGTTAGTTTTAAACTAGATAAACCGATAAATCTCCCTATTTTGTACATAGTTTCATATCTTCACTTGTTCGTCAAGGCTTTTATTAAAGTTTTTAAATGGACTATTTCTAGTACTCATAACTGTACGCCATCTATTAGGTTGCATAGTAACCCAGCCACCCTCTTCTAATCTTTTAATCATAGCGTGTATAGTACTTTTAGAAGATACTCCTACAGCTTCTGCTATTGATTGTAATGATGGTCCACAACTGTATTGCTTCCAATGGCTTTCTATTGCTTCCAGTACTAGTAATTGCTTTTTTGTCATAAATATTCCTATAGGGGTCTAGGGGACCCTAGAACATTATACGAACATTTATATAAAAAAGATACCAGTAAGTAGGTTGAAGAAAAAAAATACCCCCCCC